CTGGATCGCGATCCAGCCCGTCGTCGTCACCGTCCTTTGCGTTGGTCACGAACACCTGCTGCACGATGTTGGATCGGTCGGCGGCCGAACCGCGCGCGATGTTGGCCAGCCCCCGACCGATTTTCAGCGCGGCCCAGGCTTTGCCCAATACCAACGCACCTGCAGTGAGTGCCGCCAGGCCCAGCACCGCCTTGGGCGTCTCCTCAGACAAGGCGGTCAAGCCACGGGCTGCCGCGCCAATCCCGGTGGCCAGCGCATCCGTCGCCGGACGCAGGGCATCCCCGATAGCCCGCAGCGAATCGTTGAACGCCTGACCGGTTTCGGCCCAGCGTTGTGACGAGGCCTCGCGCCGTTCACTCAGGTTTTTGTCGAGTATGTCTTTGCGCTGGCCATTGGGGTCCGCAGCGTCCCTTTTCAGGTCCGCATACAGTTTTTTGTTCTGGGTGTACGCCATCAACGCGGTCTTGACCTGCATGTCGGCAAACACGTCGCCGGTACGTAGGGTCGCGGCCAGGGCATCGGCCATCGCTTGCGCCTTGGCTGGGTCCGTCTCCTGGCTGATCTGGGTCAAGCCCTGATCCAGCTGTTTGGCCTTTTTGGGGTCGGTCTTTTCCACGTACCGGCGCGCCAGTTCAAAACTGGCTTCAAAGGTCGACAGGCCCTTGCCAATGGCGGCATTCATCGAGCCCTGATAGTCGATCCCGGCATCGGCATAACCTTTGACCGTTTCCCCTGAGCCGATTTTCGCAATCCAGTTTTTCAGGTTGTTCGCCGCCTCATCCGCACTACCGGCGCTCTTGACCTGCACCTGCAGCATGGCGCCCAACTGGGTCACCGCATCCTGACCGGTGATGCCGCTGTTGGCCATCTGCGCCAGCAGTTCCGGAAACCACTTGGCCATGTCGGCCGCTTCGAAGCTGCCTTGCTGGCCCAGCAACGCGACCGACGCCAAGGCATGTTCCATTTTTTTCGGGTCGGTGATCTTGGCGTTGTTCTGCATCGCCAGAATCATCTTTGCCGTGTCGGTGCCCGACGCGCCCTGCCCGACCGCAAACTTGGCCGCCACCGGGGCGTACTTCAGCGCTTCAGTCAGATCCATGCCGCCACCGACCAGCTGGTTCACCAGCTCGGCCACCTGGGTGTTAGCCATGCCGGTGTCTTTTGAAGTCTGCACAATGTCGCGGGCGGTATTTACTTCCTGTTGAGTATTGGCGGTACCGGACTTGATCGCGATGTCCCGGATGATCGCCTGAAAATCTGCGCTGACCTTGGTCGGCACCGCGGCCAGCGTGGTACCGGCCACCGCCGTGCCGACTCCACTGCGCAGGCTTTCTTGCCCCTCCTGCACCTGCTCCATGCCTTTGGCCTTGAATTCGGCACTGCGCACCACCTTGCCCAGCGCCAGGTACTCCTGACGCAGGCGGCCGACTTCGACACCCTGCTTGCGCAGACTGTTGGTGTTGGTCTCCAGTTTGCGCAGCAAGGCATCGGCGTTGGCCGCCCCGCTGTCGTGAGCCTTTTTCCATTCATCGCGCAGGCGTATGGTCTCGCCGATGACTTTCTGCAAGCCCTTGGCGCGCGTGGTTTGCGCCTCGAGCTTTTTCATTTCGCCGCTGACGTTCTTGAAGGCGGCGCCGAGCGAAGAATCGACGGCACCGCCAATCACCAGCCCGAGCGAGAGTTTGTTCGCCATGCAGGGTACCTGTGTTCAAAGGGGGATGGGCTCAGTCCGTGAGCCACCAGACCATCTCGGAAAACGACAGGCCCTGGATCTCGGCCGCCGAAAAATTCAGCTCGACGGCCAAGCGCTTAGCCAGAGCTTTTTGCAACTTGGGGTTAAACCCCGTCGTCTGCTCCCACACGAAAATAGGCGGTCTGCAGACGACGGTAATCACGCATCAGCAGCCCCTCCAAATCCGCGCGGCCGATGCTCGCGAGGCTGCAGAACAAGACCATTTCCTGCTCTTCTTCGTTGCTTCCGCCCTGCAGGGTCGCGGCGCGCATCTCACGCACCGTTGGCTCGCGCAGGGTCAGCTTGTCGACCTTGACGCCATTGGCTTCGCTCGGTTTGGATAAGATGACGGTGGCGATGCCATCGCCCAGTTGCAGCCACTTGGGCAGAACATTGTCTTTTGCGTTGCTCATAGTGGTGCTCCTTACATGCCCAGGGCAGACCGCACGGCGGCCAGTTGGTCGACGCCATCGATGACGCGGATCGAGTTGAGGGGATCGATTTCAAACATCACGCTGCCATCGATCTCCAGCTTGTAATAGGTCACGGCGACGGCGTACTTGAACTCGCCTTTTTCACCCGGTTTCCAGTCCCCCGGATCGACTTCCTTGAGGCTGCCACGCAGGGTGGCGACCACCGACTTGACCACACCTTTCTGGCCCTTGAAGGCACCGCGGAACGAGGCGTTGAACCCGGTCAAATCGGACTGGCCGAAGAACTTCAGCACCTCGCGGCGCACACCATTGGTGAGGAAGCTGGCTTCCAGTTTCTCCATACCCATGTCGAGTTCGACCGCCGCGTCCATGCCGCCCGCGCGGTATTCGTCAGTCTTGAGGGTCAACTTGGGCAGGGTCAGGCTCGGGACATCGCCTTGCAGGCTGATACCGTCGACGAACAGGTTGGTGTTGTAGAGCACTTCCGGAATCATAAAACGGCCTCCTTAGGCAGCGGTGTCCAGCACTTCAGTGATCCACTGATCGGTCACCTCCACGCGGAAGTTCGGGTTTTCGGCCGGCGGCACATCGGTGAACCGGATGTTCCAGTACACCTTGCCGTCGCTGAGTTCGCTGGAGGTGTTCAGCTCTTCGTCGGCATAGACCTCAAAGTTGATGATCGCGCCCTGATTCTTCAGGTCGCGCATGAACGCCTGCAGGCCTTCGGTCACGTCCTTGACGTAGGTCGCGGTGATCGAGCGGTCGACGGCCCACTTGTGCGCGTAGAGGATGGCGTCCATGACGATATCCAGCGTGCGCACGCGGGTGACGAACTTCCATTTCGGGTCGCTGGACAGCGTGCGGTTGCCCCACAGCCGGTACCCGTCATCGCGGATGATCGTGGTGATGTTCGCGTTGTTCAGCACGTTGGCCCGGCAGGACGCATCGCCGTCGAGAAACTCGATCGGCCGCGTGGTGCCGGTGATGCCGACAAACTCCTTGTTCGACGGCGACGCCCAGAAGCCGTAGGTGGCATCGGTCCAGGCAAACAGGCCGGCGGTCCAGGCCGATGCTGGTGCGTTGACGGTAGCGCTGATTCCGGTGTCCCAGAACTGCACGCCCGGGTCGACCATGTAGGCGTGTTTGCTGCCGAAATTTTCGGCATACGCAATCGCCGCTTCGTCGGTGGTGTTCGGCCCGTCGAGGATGGCCATGGCGCGCATCTTGTCGCCCAGCGCTACCAGCTCGGTGGCCACCGCCAGCGTCGACGAGTACCCCGGCGTCACCAACAACCTTGGCTGCGCGTTGAACTTGCTTTTACCGTTGAGCAACGCCTGCATGCCGGTACGGCTGCCGTCGGCCCAAACGCCACCGATGATCGCTGACAGCTGCTCGGCCGGGTCGTCCAACACCGGCACACCGACAGCGACTATCACTGCCTTGGACCGCTTGAAAATGGCCTTGCAGTCCTGGGTGATTGCCGCATCCGGGCCCCAGGCGGCGACCGCTTCGCTTTCGCGGGTGATCAGCAGCAATTCGTTGGCCGCCGCGGTCGCCGGCGGCGCCACGGTGAAGGTGTTACACAGGCCGATGATCGACGCGGACGGGGTGGCGATATGCCGCGCACCGGTGTCCACCAAGGTCACGGTGACGCCGTGAAAGAAACTCATAGAGTGATGCTCCAGAAACGAAAAAGCCCCGCATAAGCTGGGCCGTGGGGATGTGCGGTGACGTGCAAAATAGAAAAGAAAACGCCCCGGCAATGCGAGGCGTCAGGATGAGGTGCGGGTCTGCCCGTCCGGCTTTAACGGCCGTTTATCACTGGCTGGAAAGTCTGGCGAAGTTGGCCAGGCCCGCAGTTCATTGCGGTAGGTGCGCCAGGCGAGTTCGGTGTTGAGCGCAGCCGGGTCAGCATCCAGATGCTTGTCGATCTCTCTGCCAGCCCAGTGCAGTTCGTTTTCGATCCAAGATCGTTCTCGCCGGCTCTGTAGCGCCAGGTCGCGTGCGGCATCGAGCGCCCAAACGAGACCATCCCAGATATAAGCCGCACTTGGTCGGGGCAAGGTCGTCAGCTCGGCCGGCAGTTCACCAGGCATCGAATGCGTCACCTCGGTACCATCGGTGGTGCGGTAAGCCACCCCACGGTAGTCGGGCACCACCACCCATGCCTCGTCCCTCCAAACGACCACCTCACCATCCCCGGCTTGCGGTGGTTCCTCTAACGTGGCGCCAGCCGGGAGACCGCAGCCACGGCTCACATAGATTTCGTGTTGGCCGAGGTATTCACCAGTGGTTTCGCTGAACGTGTAAACCTCGATCCACCCACTCTCATCAAAAAAACCATTCACTAAAGTAGTCATCAGTACATCCTGCAGATGTAGTTGTACGCCACGTTACGCATACGGGTTTCAGTACTCACACGGACAACTGCCGATGGATTGAAAGTAATACCCATGTAACCCGTTGTACTCATGCTTGGTGCAGCAGGGATATTGCCCGTAATATAACTAGTGGGCGTAAATGCCCCGGTCGCGCTATTTACAAGCAACTGCGAATCGTCATCTTGCAGCCTGAATTCGCCGGTCATGTTTTGCACCGTGTCGAGTTGAAGGCTCAACAGCGGGCGCCCGGAGTCCGGGTCAATTCCGCGCCCGCCGTCCAGACCACGAATCGATTCCCCGCGTAGGTCTGGCAAGAAGCCGCTGGGGTACACGGCTGCCAATATCGGGTACCACTCGACGTTGAACGGCTGCCCCCCCATCAACACGCATTTCTCGGGTGGCGTAGCGGTTGGCCATGGAAACGGCACGCCGATAGGGACGGCAAATATGGAAGCAGGATCAAAATTGCTTTCGGTCCAGATCTTCCCGAAGTCGGTTGCATCAACCTGTAAACCCACGTCGCTCGAGGCGGGTCGATAACCAATGTAGACCTTATTCGACTCCTGACCCGCACCACCGCCTTGCTGCACGGGAGTGAAGCCCAGTGCCGCCTGATACGCAGCAGGGTCAAAATTGCTAGTGTTCCAACCCGTTACCCACTCACTGAATTCATATCCCTCTGGGGTCTGAACTGCGCCTCGGGTATAGGTTGTACCGGAGTTATAGCTGGTGATTTGTTGCCAAAGGGTGTCTTGACTGACTGCAACCAGCATGGGGGAGAATTGACCGCCGGCAGGCATATTCAGGCTGGTGTTCACCCGGTAAATGCCCACAGTGGTGATTGTGTTTAGATCAGTGCCG